TTGGAGAAGTATTAAATATCCAACGTAAAAAAGATGAAGGTAATGGATTATGGGAAGTATTTAATAGAATTCAAGAAAATATCATAGAAGGAAATTTTGAATATATTACTAAAGGTGGAAAAAAACGTCAAGCTAGAGTTATTAAAAACTTTAAGCAAGATATGGATGTAAATAAAAAGATGTTTAGTAAAGCTTTAGAATTAGTAGCATAATATGGAAAGAATAACATTAGAACAAGCAAAAGAATATATTGCTCTTAAAGACAATCATTCTAATAAGACCGTAGAAGCGGCAGAATATTTTACATTAACTCCCTCCCCTAAAAGAAAGGGTTGGGAGGATGTAACTTACTATACAGCAAAAAAACTTAATTTATTTGCAAATCGTGGTAAAGGAGATCAATGGGTTTATGTTTTAAAAAATAAAGCAACCCCAGGACTTTTAAAAATAGGATATACAAAACTTACCCCAGATGAGCGAGCTAAACAAATTTCTAATGCAACAGGTGTGCCACTTCCATACGAAGTAGCATGGGCTTACCGTTGTTTTAACGGCGAACTATTAGAAGGCGAAGTACACCACGCATTAAAAAAGTATCGCGTTAATAACCAAAGGGAATTTTTTCAAATTGAGTTAGAAGAAGTTAAAAAAACAGTAAAAAACATAAGTAAAAAATATATATAATGGGATTAGTAGAGAGATTTAAAAGAATTAATAAAGAAAAACAATTAAAATTTAATAAAATGACAAAAGAAGACGTAGATAATAAAAAATCTGAATTAGTAAATGACTTAATGGCTACTATTACTATAATGGAAGACTATTGGAGATTTCACCCTGATAATGAAAATGCTCAGGATGTAAAAGTAGAATATACCAAACTTCAAGAAATGAAGAAAGAAATTGAAGGTGAACTTGCAGAATTAGATAAAGAGTAATATTTATAATCAAAATAGATTATGTATATTTACAACGCAAAGTGTGTAAGAGTAGTTGATGGTGATACCATTGATGCAACTATTGATTTAGGGTTTGACACTTGGAAAAAAATTAGAATTAGATTAGTTGGTATGAACGCCCCAGAATCTAGAACAAGGGATTTAGAAGAAAAAGCTAAAGGACTAGCTGCTAAATCATTTCTTAAAGATATTTTGGGTAAGCATGATAATAATTTTATATTACACTCTCAAGGTGTAGGTAAATATGGTAGATGCTTGGGTAATATATTTTTGGGTGACCAAAATGTTAATGATTTAATGATAAATGAAGGTCATGCTGTAGCATACCATGGAGGTAAACGATGATAGATAAAGATAAAATATTTGGATTATTTAGTAAAAAGGAAGAAGAGGTAAAACCTACCTTTACTCTGAATATGGATGATCCTTATACTAAAATAGGTATGTGTGTAAAATTAATTCAAAATCATTACATATTCCATAGAAAACTAGAAAAATTCTTAAAATCAGAAAATCCAGACTATGATATAGAATCTACAAAAGAAGCTTCTGAATTTACGGTTTATAATAGAGCATATAGTTATTTATCTAAGATAGATCCTAAGGATAAGAAAAATATAAAAGTTATAAATTCATTCAACCCAAAAGCGATAAAAAAATCACTAAATACACTTTTAAATTACTTTATTTCTACCGAAGAATATGAAAGATGCGCTCACATTCACAAAATTTTAGAGATAATTACAAAATAATTAGGATACCCGAGATATTTTATGTACCTTGGGGTTACAGGTTTAGTAAAAAACAGGGAATTGAAACAAAGGTAATAAGGGGTATAAAAATAATAAACATTAATAATAAATAATTTAATATGGCACTCAGAAATAAGGAATTAATCCTTAAAAAATTAGAACAAATCGAAGATAAATTTACAGTACTAGATACGTGTGTAAAAATGAATGACTCTCATGAGAAATTCTTTAAAACAACAGAAAAAGGTAAGGCACTTGTACAAGAAATTTTAACTTACATAGATAACGAACAATAAAAATAAAAAGGTTATGACATTAACAGCAGAACAATTACAATCAAATTGGGAAACATTTAACAACAATATCAACGATCACATTACAGGCGATCGTAGACAAAAATTATTAGACTTCTATAAAAGATATGAAGAACGAATAATATTAATGCCAGCATCACATAAAAAAGAATACCATTCAGCATTTCCAGGTGGATATGTTGATCATGTTAACAGAGTTGTTAATGCATCTTTAAAAATGTATGATGTTTGGAAGGAATTTGGAATGGATACTTCTACATTTACTATTGAAGAATTAGTATTTTCTGCTATTAATCATGATTTAGGTAAAATGGGTGATGCACAAAACGAATCTTACATTCCTCAGACTGATCAGTGGAGAAGAGATAAATTAGGTGAAGAATATATGCATAATAAGAAAATTGCATTTGCTGCTGTACCAGATCGTGGATTATTTTTACTACAGTCACATGATATCAAATATACATTTAATGAAATGTTAGCTATCCAGACACATGATGGTTTATATGATTTAGCTAATGAGAAATATTTAAAATCATTCATGCCCGAAACTAAACCTCGCACGTCTTTACCATTTATTTTGCACCAAGCTGATATGATGGCAGCACGTATTGAATTTGAGGTAGAATGGCTTCCAAAATTTTCCAAAAATAGCGTGGAGACGCCAAAAAAGTCATTTACATTGACGAATAATAATAATAAAAGTACCAAATCAAAAGCACTTAACAAAATTAAGAGCCCAGGTTTAAAAAACATGTTAGATAGTTTATAATGGAGATAGCAATAATAATATTAAGTATTTCAACAGGAATTTTTGGTTTTACTACGTGGAATTTACTTCGTAAAACAGAAAAACAAGAAGATGTTATTTTGCAATATGATGAATACATTAAAGAATTTAACAAACAGATTGAACTTGCGGACGAACGTTTAAAGAAAATAGACGAAAAAGACTTATTTAAAAGTGATGATGAAATTGGTTGGTTTTTCAAACAAATAAAGGTAATACAAGATGGTATATCAAGGTTTAAAATCAGCTAATGGTCAAAAAGAGAAGAAAAAAGAGTAAAAATTATTTTACTCAAGATACGGAGGACGCTATAGTTCTTTACAACAATACTAAAGATCCTAAAACAAGGAGTGATATATATGCTAAGCATATACATTACCCCTATTTTAAGTTAACGGAAAATATAATTCATACATTTAAATTTTACCATACAGAGGTAGAAAATTTAGAACATTTACAACATGAGATAATTACTTTCTTATTATCTAAAATACATTTATTTGATCCAACAAGAGGAGCTAAGGCCTATTCTTATTTTGGTACTATTGTTAAACGATGGTTAATATTATATAATACTAAAAATTATAATAAAAAAATAAAAAAAGTACCTGTTGATAATTTAACTAAAGACAATTCAACTTATGTATATGAACAAGGAGATTATGCTAAAGAAAAAGATGAATTAAGTGAATATATTGAATTGTTTCTTGAATATACAACAGAAAATATTTTTGAGCTATTTCCTAAGAAAAATGATGCTCAAATAGCAGATGCTATACTTGAGTTATTTAGAAAGAGAGAAACAATAGAAGTATTTAATAAAAAAGCACTTTATATCTACATTCGTGAGATGGTTGATGTAAAAACTCCTAAAATTACTAAAATAGCAGATAAACTTCACGATATATTCAAATCTAAGTATGTTTTCTTTTTAGAAAACGGTTGGTGTAAGTTTTAACACTTATTCTATATCCATATTTATAATAAAAACATTATGGGAGCACTAGACAACGTAGTATTTGGTAAGAAAAAATTCTCCGACATATTAAGTGAGATTTATGATAATCAAAAGAAAAAGGAAACGCAAATTTCTGGGTTAATATCTGAATTAAAACCATTAATATCTGATATAGGTGATGCTACTTTAATTGTACCTCTTATTAAAGAATATCTAGAAATAGGTGTTCGTAATGATGAGCAATTAATTAAAATGGCTACTATAGTACAAAGAGTAGTTAATAATACTGGAACAGGTGATTCATTAGGTATATCTGAAGCAGAAAAAGATGAATTATTAGCGGAATTAGACAAATTAAACGAAAATTTACAGGATAAAAAGGAAAAATAATGGCTGATAATCCATTTATATCATTATTTGGGAGAGTTTCTGATGCAGTTGTAGATGTAAAAAATATAGACGACATTAGAGATAGAATACAATCTGCTAGGGTTGTAGATATTTCATTAAATTCTAATTCTACATTATGGGCTGATACTGGAGAATGGGGTGGTATAGGTACTATTAAATTTCAATTAATAGGTACCCCAACTACCCAACAAAATTCCTCTAGAAGTACTACAACTAACTTTGCTAAACCTTTACTACCTAATATTAAAAACTATCCTTTAGTTAATGAAATTGTATTATTATTTCAATTACCTAATACACAAGAATCACAAGCTACAACTAAACTTTCTTATTATTATTTAAATCCAATTTCATTATGGAATGCAAATCATCACAATGCATACCCAGATATTTATTCAAGTAATAATGGACAATCCGCACCTTCATTTTTAAAAGACTATCAACAAATAGAAGCAGGGAATGTTAGAAGAACTACACAAAAAGAAATTAAAATTGATCTTAATGGTAGTAGTGGTGGAACCTTTGTAGAAAGATCAAATATCCATCCAATTTTATCATTTGCCGGAGATAATATTATAGAGGGTAGATTTGGTAATTCTATTAGATTAGGTAATACATCTAAAACTGGTGGTGAAATTCAAAATAATTGGTCTACATCAGGTGAAAATGGTAGTCCTATTTCTATAATTCGAAATGGACAACCTGTATCAGCTAGTAATGAGGGGTGGATACCTATTACTGAAAATATTAATAATGATTTATCTTCTGTTTATTTAACATCAACACAACAAATTCCTATAGAAGTAGCAGTAACTAACAAACCAGAATTTGAGGAATCAACAGTCCCATTTTCAAATACTATTTCAGGATCATTAATTTCCCCTAAATCATATAATGCTCCACAAATAATTTTAAATTCAGGTAGATTATTATTTAATACTACATCAGATAGTATATTAATGTCATCACAAAAATCTATTGTATTAGAATCGTTAGAGGATTTAGCTATAAAATCACAAATGAAAAATCTAAACTTATTAGCACCAGAAGGTGTAGTTAGTTTAGGTAAACAAAATGCTACAGAATCTGTTATATTAGGAGATAAATTTTTACAACAATTTGAAGCTTTAATACAAACAATTGATAATGTGTTTAGTGCTTTAAAAGATGAACCACAAACTCCAAATGCTGGAGCACAAGCACGTTTAGGAATAGATGTTATTAGACCTATAAAAGATATGATAAATTCTTTTAAATCTCAAAAAGTTAAAACTTCATAACATGATATCAGGGGGTCAATTAAAGAACGAAATTTCAAACCTTAAGAATATGGATCTTAAGGATACTCTTTTGGCTGCGGGACAACAATATTTAGTATCTGAAAAAGGAAAACCATTAATAAGAAAAATAGCTGAGCAATCAGGGTTAGAAGGTGAAGAACTAGAACAAGTTCTTGCTGACCCTAAAGCAGTAAAAGAATTAGTTGATGAAAATAAACCTGTAATTTCAACTTTTACCACAAAAGGTAGAGTATACAATAAAGCAACTAATGAACCCGCAAAAGGTGTAATAGTAAAACCTCAATTAGCACTATACCCTATGGTATTAGAGACTAAGACTAGAAAGGTTAAAAAACCAGATCCTAGCGGTGATAAAAACATATTTGGTAAAGTTAAAAAAATTACAGTTGAAGAAACTTATAAAGAATATAATTGGGATAGTAAATCAACCCCACCTGAAATAAAAACAGACGAAAAAGGAGAATGGGAGTTAAGATTTGGTGTTCCAACACTACCTAAAGATAATACAATATTAGTTAAACCTATAGTATTATATGAAAAAGAAGAATTTGCCCCAGATTATCAAACATTAATTACAGGTAATAATGAAGTTCTACAAGAATTACCTATTAAAGCTTTAATTAATATAGATGATGCAGCAGAAGAGGCTATTAATAAATTAAAAGCTGAAGCTAATAAAGCAGCACTAAAAGTAAATAAATTAGTATTAAGTGTTATAGAACGTAGTTTACTAGCTATAAAAGAACAAGTATTAAAATTTGCATCAGTAATACAAAATAAATTATTTCCCTTAGCTATAGGATTATTGATTATATTTGGTATAACTAAAATAGCGGCTAAAAATGTAAGAGCAGAAGTAGCGGAAGGAAGGTGTCCAAATGATGCTTTACTAAGAATGGCTATTAAAAGAAGAAATTCAATTGTAAGACAAATAAATCAAATATGGGTTGTAATAATAGCTAATACAGCACTTGCAGCTTTATTTTTATATTTAACTGGACTATTTAAAGCTGGAAAAATACAAATTAGCTCAATAGCATTCCCAGTAGCAGTACCTCCTGGAGTTGGTGTACCTTATAGTTTAATTGCATTATTAGAAGATATAAAAGAAAAATTTGAAATTCTATTAAACATTAATAAAGAACTTAGAAAAGCTCTTTTGATATCATTAATATTTTTAGTAATTTCATTAATAATAATACTAAGGTATCTTAAAAAAATTGATGCTTTAATAGGAAAATGTTCTATACCTAGTGATGTAAGCATGGAAGAAATAAATGATGAATTACTAGCATTACAAAAAGAAAGTACAGAACAGGGAACTCCACCTCTAAGAATAGTAAATGGGTTTACAATGAATGTAGTTGAAGATACTGAAAATGAAGTTGATGGATACTATAGAAGATTTGCAACCGCAACTAACTCACAAGGAGTTGTAATTTTAAAAGGTGAAGCATCATTTAGTGCAACAGATCAAATATTAATTGACGAGTTAGCATTTTATATAGTACAAAACAATTTAAAAGCAGACTAATATAATATTTATAATAAAGTAAATTTTTTAACATGAAATTAAATCAATTAAAATCTATAGTAAAAACCGCAGTAAAAGAAGCGATCCAGGAAGAAATGAAGGATATTTTACTAGAGGCAATTAAAACACCTAAACAGGTAGTATCAACCCCAACAGTTGAAACTCAACCATTACCCAAAGAAGACAAATTAAAACTTAGGGAAAACATGATGGGAGTTTTAGATAGTATGAGACCAGGAGCAAACGGAACATTAAATGCTACCTCAGCAGATGTACCTATGCAAGTAACTGGCCCAGTTGATAATGCAAATGGTAGTTTGCCAAATGGTAATGTAAGTATGGATCAAATAATGGGGTTAATGAATAGTAAAGGATAATTATGGCATTTGGAGCAGTACAAAAATTCCCTAACGACACTAAACCTAGAATAGGTATTGGTGTAAATATACCTTTTAATGAAGGTGGGGTATTTACTCCTAATTATACAACATCAAAAGCAATTAAAAATAACTTAATTAATTACTTTTTAACTAATCCTGGTGAAAGACCAGGTAACCCATCATTTGGAGGAGGATTAAGAAGATTTATTTTTAACCAAATATCTACGGATAATATAGATTATTTAATAGAAGATATTCAAAGTAAATTATCAAATGAATTTCCAAATGTAATATTAAATACACTTAATGTAGATGGCGGACCAGAAAACACAGACAATAATACTATTACAGTAGAAATATTTTATTCTGTTAAAAATATGGGAATATCAGATGAATTAACACTAAACTTTGCATAATGGCAGTTAATAGAAATATAAATTATATAAACAAGGATTTTGCTGAGTATAGAAGTCAATTAATAAACTATTCTCAAACATATTTCCCTACTACTTACACAGATTTTACTCCAACATCTCCAGGTATGATGTTTATGGAGCAAGCAGCTTATGTAGGAGATGTATTATCTTTTTATTTAGATAATCAAATACAAGAAAATTACTTACAATATGCTCGTCAAACAAATAATTTGTATGACATGGCTTATATGTATGGATACAAACCAAAAGCTACAGGTTTAGCAACTGTAATGGTTGATGTATATCAACAACTTCCTAGAAAATTACAAGGAACTGTAGCACAGCCAGATTATGATTATGCTTTATATGTAAATGCTAATACAGTTGTTACAACTACATCAGGAAACCCACAATCATTTACAATAGAAGATCCAATTGATTTTACAGTTTCAAGTTCAGATAACCCAACAACAGTTAGTGTAGCTCAAATTACAAGTGGTATACCTGATTATTATTTATTAAAGAAAACAGTAAGAGCATACTCAGGTGTTATTAATAGTGTTGATTTTTCTTTTGGAGCACCGGTTGAATTTGCTACAGTAAGTATTACTGCGGCTAATATAGCAGGAATAATAGACATAACGGATGCAGATGGTAATGAATGGTACGAAGTAGATTATTTAGGTCAAGATTTAGTATTTGATAGTATTAGAAATTCAAATACAAATGACCCAAATGCTTACACAGATACAGATGCACCATATTTACTTCAAACTAAATCAACACAAAATAGATTTGCAACTAGATTTTTAGCAAGTAATTTATTACAATTACAGTTTGGAGCTGGTTCGCCTGCAACAACAACTGAAGAAGTAATACCTAACCCATTTAATGTAGGTTTAGGTTTACCTTTCTTACAAAATAAATTAACAACAGCATATAGTCCTACTAATTTTATATTTACAGATACTTATGGGACTACTCCAACTAATACAACATTAACAGTTAGATATTTAACAGGAGGAGGAGTAAGATCAAATATATTAGCTAATACACTAACTAGTGTAAACACATCAACAGCACAATTTTTAAAAGGAGGATTAAATCCTACTACTTCACAATATATATTTAATACTATAGCTTCAAACAACCCAGAAGCAGCAAGTGGAGGTCAAGATGGTGATACTATAGATGAAATAAGAAATAATTCAATTTCTCAATTCTCAACACAAATGAGAAATGTAACACAAGATGACTATTTAGTTAGATCATTAAGTATGCCTTCTAAATTTGGTACAATTGCAAAAGCATATACTCAAAAACCAAACGCAGATGAAGCAGCAACTACATTAGATATTTATGTTTTAACTCTTGATTTAAATAGTAATTTAACTACTGCTTCAAGAACCCTAAAAAACAATTTAAAAAATTATATCAATGAATATAGGATGATTGGAGATACTATAAGTATCAAAAATGCTTTTGTTATTAATTTTGCAATAGATTTTGAAATAATAACTTATCCAAATTATAATAATAATCAAGTATTACAAAGATGTATTATAGCATTACAAAATTATTTTAAATTGGATAGATGGCAGATAAACCAACCAATAATAACACCAGATTTATTTGTATTATTAGATGCAATAGATGGTGTACAAACCGTTAAACAAATTAATTTTACCAATAAAGTAGGTACGTCACAAGGATACTCAGAATGGGCTTATGATATGAGTGCTGCTAATCAAAATGGCACAATATTCCCTTCATTAGACCCAAGTATATTTGAAATTAAATATCCTAATACTGATATTAAAGGTAGAGTAGTAACATTATTTTAATTATGGCAGTATATAAATTATTTCCCGAAAAAGATGCTTCTATTTATAGCGCTTACTCAGCTATGAATACCGGCTTAGATGCTATATTAGATGTTGCTAATTTAGTAGTTGATAGAAACCCAACAGCTCAAGTAGCTAGATCATTAATAAAATTTGATAATAATCAAATCTTAGATGTAGTAAATAACATTATGAAAGCACCTAGTAATGGATCTTTAGTACCACTTACAGGTAGTTCTAATTGGAATAATAAATGGGATGCTCGTTTAAAATTATATGTTGCTAAAGCAACTAATGTAATTATAGATTCTAAAGTTTATGTTTATGCTGTTTCATCTTCATGGAATAATGGATCAGGACAATATTTAGATAAATTACAAAACAATACAGGTGTAAGTTGGAAATTTGAAGATTTTTCAGGTTCAGCAGATGTTTGGCCTGCAGGAGGTTGGTCACAATTTTCTACGGGTTCATATGATGCTAGTTGGAATTTAGCAACAGCAGAAGCTACAGGCGCAGGTGGTTCTTGGTATACAGGTTCTGGAGGATATGTTAGACAAACAGGAACACCTATTAATATTAGTGAATCATATCAAGACTATACTTTAAGAAGTACAAAAGATTTAAATGTTGATGTTTCACCTATAGTAACTATGTGGTATTCATCATCAGCTGGTATTTCATTACCAGGATTAACATCTAAAGATAATGATGGGTTTATAGTTAAATGGGAAGATAGTAAAGAATTTCAAACACAAAGTGCAATTTCACCTCAAATAAGCTACTATTCAGTAGATACTAATACAATATACCCACCTCAATTAGAATTTAGATGGCAAGACTTTTTATATAGTACTAGTAGCGGTGATTTTAAACAGGGAAGAACATT